AATTCAGCACGTGTGCCATTTTTTACACCCTCAATCGCTTCTTTGTTTTTTTCCATCCATGCTGCAACTTGCGAGCGTACTGATAAATCTTTTATCATGTTTTCGCCTTTTGATTGAATGTCTGCAATTGCAGCACCTTGCGCTTTTAAAATTGAACGTATGCCTTTATCATCATCGCCCATTAAATCAGTTAGTTTTTGAATGTCAACGGCTAAAGAACCATCTTCTTTTACAAAACCTTTTAGTGCTGAACGCACTTCTTTGCCAATATCTTCTTTAGATATTGAGTCTGGCAAAGACTTAAACCTTTTCTCAAGGTTTGTAAGTAACTCCAAGTTATCACCTGTAGCACCTTCTTTGTTTAATTCAATTTTCATTTTTTAAAGTTGTTTTAAATCCAATTTATAACCGCCAATTGTCGCTAATTGCTCAATCGGCTCATTCAACTTAAGTGGATTATGCCTTAACTCATCCGGCTTAACTTTAGCGAGTGATATATGCCTTGCTATCAATTGTCTTAATTCAAGTTGTTTTGATCTTGGTATTCCTTTTATAAATTCTGCTGTATCATCATCTAAAAATGATTTCTCACTTTCTAAATCATCCATACTGCGCACTGTTTTAGTTTCTTTTATAGAAGCGAAAGTAACGGGGCTTCCCTCGTATAATTCAGCCTCTTTTATAACTATTGTATCGGTTGGCTCATCATATTCCATCTTATCCCAAAGATACTCAAATCCAAAAGAATAGCCGTTTATTGTACCGCTGCCAATCTGTGCTTTTGCTCTTTTAGCGGATGGTACACATTCAACATCATCAAACTCCCATTCACCATATAACCCCATGTCATCCTCACGCAAAACTAAAAATCTACCAATCGGGTCTTTTACGTCATGCTGCCAACAAAAAGCAATCTTTTGATTTGCTGAACTTTCAGGGCCACGTTCACGAATAGATTTAGAAAAGCAACCTTTCATAAAAGAAGTGCCGTAAGTATCACGAACACCCCAAATACAAAAATAGGCTTTGCCGCCTTTCCCGTCCTCTGTTAAATTACCTTTTGCATCAACTACAGTACTGCTATAGTTGATAGGTGCAGCCCTAAGCTGTAATTCCTTGATCTTGTTGTGTAGCATCTTGTCGTACTGTGTCTGTATAGTAAACATCTCCATCAGGTATAGTTTCCATACCCAATTCTGTTAACCATTGATTTTTTGTAATAATACCGTTTAAATATTCAATTTGCAAACTCTCGTCTTTTGCCTTCCTCGCACGGCTTTGCATTTCTGCATCTTCTTGCATTATTGGCAAATAACTAAAATCTACGGTAAATATGCAATTATTTTCTTTAGCCTTAAAATATTTAGCGTATTTGTCGATGTCTTTATTTGCGCTCGGTATAATGTTATTTTGATATAAAGATTTGTGAGCGTCTTTTTGATTTGCAAATGTAGCCTCTGAATTTTCTAATAACAGATAACTATAATTCATTCTTTGGCAAATTGCTTTAGTTGCCTGTAAAATGGTTTCTTTCGTACCTAATTGTTTAGCATCGTAACCCATGCTATTCCATTTCATAGCTGTTTTAGATACAACATATTGGTATTGACTCCACGTCATGCCATAACGTTGCAAATCATTTTGTATATCTGTTTTTTCTTTTTCGGTCATTGGCAGATATCCTGCAACACTATCTTTTGTTGCCGCTGCATCATGGCTAATAAAACCAATCGGGCCACGTTTACGAAGCATAACATTATCTGCTTCCATGCCAGCGCAAAGGTTTGAAACCGCCATGTCTAAGCCAACTAACTTAGATTTAGGCAATAAAAAACTTTCTCGTTCATCCTGTAAAAATCCGTCTTTTAAAAGCAAGATTTGTTCAGGTTTATAGGTTGCAATTGAGTTTAGAATAGTGCAGGTATATGATAAAGCCTTTGGAAATACTTTACTATCATAATCTTGATTGACTGAAAACAACCACGGCGGTAGGTTAAGTAGCATTGTAGCCTCGCTTGGGTCGTACTCAAATCCAACTGGGGTGATAACTAAAACAGGGCAGAAGCCAAATGTTTTTTTATAAACTACTTGTTGACCTCTAAACTCATCCCATGATTGTGATGGGTTTGGTTGGTCAAATAAAGCGTTCATTCGTTTGGCATAGTCAGAAGTAGCGTAATCCTCTTTACCTTTACCTGATAAACGCAATAATTCAATATTGCCATTAATATCAGCTTCGGCAATTCTATCAATTACAGAAGCAAGAGGATAGCAAAACTCATAGGCATATTTTTGCGTAACCCTATTTTCTAAGCCTAACCATTCGGCATTACTTCCTTTTATCTGTACTGTATCACCTGAATTATTAACAGGTATAAAGCCGATGCTACCGTCTACTTGATTAAGTATACCACCCTGTGCAATAGTGCCGAAAAGGTTATTAAAGAAATTATTCATTTACGCCACCATGTTTTAATTGCTGCCCTTATCACCCATGTGATAACATTTGCCGTTAATATCGCACCTAAGATAGTTAAAAACATATTTACAAATATATAATTTATTCTTGTCTATAAAAATTTGTATAAATAGCGTAACGGATAGCGTCCATAAGGTGATCGTCGCCCGCTTTTGGTGTATTAACAGGTTTGCCAGTATCGGGGTCAATCATCCACATGTATTTTTTACGTTCCATGTCTATGTTTTTTGAACTTTCAGTATAGCAAATAGTATATTCATTTATTTTACTTATACCTGCATTAATTGATCCTGCGCCTTTACGTGCGGCTGTTGCCATTAGCCCTGCCATACGTAACTGTCTAATCATATCGCCGTCATGCTCACAATATATTGGCGTACTTTCATTAAAACCTGCTGCACTAAATAGTGAATATAAATTGTTTGGCGTTAAAGCGCAAGTATAACAAATCTCTTTTACAAAAATAGTATTTGCAACTCTAACACATACTACCCCAGCGGTAGGGTCATTTGTATAACCAAAATCCAATCCTGCAAACATACCATCTTCATTAGGAAAATCAGCATCAGGAATCTTTTTCCAATTAGGAAATATTATACCCTGTAAGTTACCCGTTAATCCACGTGCATAAACTCGCCAAAGTTCTTTATCCTTTATGCTTTCTGTTTGCCTATGCTCTGCCTCTGTTAAAAATGGGTTATGTCTATGATCGCTTATGATTAATTCAACAGATTTACCAAAGTCGTTACTTTCTGCGGAAGTTCCAATTAGCTTTTCATGCGCCCAAAAAGGTGCCGATGGGTTATAGTCAATAAATGTTTTTTTACGGGTACGTTTAGCAAGCTGCCAAAATATAGGATATGATATACCGTTGGCTTCATTTACAAATAAATATTGCCGTTTACCATTCTTTGCGCTTTGTTCATTTTCGCAACTGATAAACTCCATAATCCAACCATTTTTAAAATAAAATATCCTGTCTGTTTTATTCCATTGGTGAACATAGCGAGATAACTGCGGTGTGCTTGCATATATGCCCTCTGCTGCACGATAAGCACCTTTCTTTAAGTTAGGTATGCTTTCTCCAACAACTGTTATTACAGGGTCTATTTTTGGGGCTGGCGTAGTTATAGCTAACCAAAATAGAAGCTGTACAATACCGTAAGTTTTACCGCTATCTGTACCGCCCTGATTAATTATAATCTCTGCGGTGCTTTCATTATTAGCGTGCCAAACTTTAGATACGTTAAACATCTACTTCTTTTTCGTCTTGTGCTAGTGGTGGCAGGGTGTTGTAGACGTTTACAGTAGGAAGTACTAAATCAGGTTTACTTTGCGTGTTATCTTTTTCAAATCCACCAAGTATTTTTACTATACTATCTGTTGCTGCCTTTGCTCCTGCGCTATCAAATTTATACTCTCCGCTCTCAACCCATTGTTCACCATCAAACACCATTACTGGCTCAGCTTGCATACATCTATCTGAAATATCTTTATATCGGTTTAATGCCCATTGTACAGAAACAAATGCTTCGCTTGATATTTCTGCTAATTTTGCATCAATATAAGCACGAACCTCTTTGTTATTCAGTAATTTATGCCCAATTAATCTAGAAGATGAAACAGCATATCCAGCCCTTAATGCTGCTTGGGTTGCGTTTCTATCAACTAAAAACTGATCTGCAAATATTTGTTGTTGTTCCGTCATAAATGTTATAGTTTGTTATATGACTTTTTACACCAAACTTACACAAAATTTTATAAAGTCAAGTAATAACGTAACAAATTAATAAATCCTTTTGGTAAAGGTTTAATATCGGGTCTCACTTTTGGCGGAGGCGGTAAATTATTTACTTTCATAAATATCAAAACTTAAATACTTTATCATGTATAAATGTTCCTAATCTGTAAGCACCTACAGCATTGCAGATAGCTAATAATGGATGCCCTATGGCATTGTGTAAAAATTCTCTCATGGTTTTTTATTTAAATTTAAGTTTTCCTCATCTTATTTAAAAAAGTTGTTTTGGAACCGCTCTTAACCAATGAACATCACGCTGCCATGAATAAATACTTGCAATACTATCGCTCATTCCTTTAAATATATTAGCATCGTAAATATAAGCTTTACCATCTGTAAAATATATCCTGTATCGTTTTTTCATCTTATCTCAAATTATTGGTTAAAAAAGCTATACACCATGCCTATCAAAAAATGCATCAGCAATAGCGTCCTGTGGTCTGTCACGTAATAACAACTCTTGCATTGGTAGTGGGTTACCAGAACGGTATGAACTATACAATACGCAAGCCTGATCATAATCATTAGCAAAATAAGCACACCGATTAACAGACCATGCATGTAAATGAAACCTATATTGATGCTCATAGGATTTAGCTACATATCCATTTTGTAAAGCGTATACATCGCCGGGTTTTTTAAATTCGATATACAGCCCATTATAGCCCCCACAAGGCAATATTAATTCAAAGTCGGGCAATCCGTCAATATTATTATAAACTTTCATCAGGCCCTGTAAAAACCTGCTACGTTGCTTTTCTTTTTCATGCCTAACATACGGGTCGTTAGGATAGTTCTTATCAATCCATTTGCAGAATTTTAGGTGTAGTTCTGATTCGAGGTGTTCCATCTTAAAATAACGTTGTTTTAAATTTTTGTAAGGATGCCTAATAAGGAAACCAATCCTCATTTGCAGATTTTTCAATAATAGTTAATTCAATATGGCAACTCTCACACATATAATTTTTATAAAACTCAATACCTATTTGCTTTTCATTTTCATCAAATACGCCAAATTTATGTTCGCTATATTCAGCCCATGATTTTTTAGGTATAGCTTTTTGGCATGTTCCGCATTTATGCTCTTTTCGGGTGGTTATTATCTTAATCATAATATTGGTTCACCGATTAAACAATCAGGGCATTCAAAACCTCGGTGTGTTTCACGCACATATTGAGATTCATATCTATGCCCACAAATATCACACTCGCATGTATCAACGCAAAAACTACACGGTGCCATTCTCCCGAGGTAAGC